AATATGGAAGGTTTTTTGCACAAAGTACAAAAATTCATCTTTTTGTTCAAATCTGTGTTCATCTCAACCACTCTTCGCTGTTCAGCAAAGTGAAAGCGAGATTCGTCAATAACAAATTCCAACAATTCTTTGATGCCCATATCAGCAACTTTTTTAAGATGAGTATCGTTTTGCTCCGATGGAACAAAAACTTCACAATCCCACAAATCCGGAATATCAGGAATCGAATTGCCATAATGTGCAGAAACCTTGCGAGAATCTAATCTGCCATCTGTACCGAATGTAAATTCAGGCTTAACGTTAACATTGATATGAATGTGAGCTCTTCGAACAATGGAAAATTGTTCTTCAGAAAATTTAAAAGCTAATTCATTCAACAAAACATTTGACGTCATTACAACGGCCTTAGGTTCAATTGAAACCTTTCCTTTCATGTCGGCTTCGGCCATATTTGCGTAGGCCGGGACATTGTTTACAATCTCTATGATCTTTTGACACGGTGACTTCTCAATAAAGTCAGCCTTGGTATTTCCCAAATCATCAATAAAAATCCCATTAATATGAGACTTATAATTTGACATATACTTGTCTGATTCATTAATTGTAATCAATCTGTCATCGTCTGCACTAAAACCATTAGATTCTAGAGCTGCACACATCAGAATTTTTGCAACTGATGTCTTTCCACGTCCAGACTTCCCTTGCACGTATAGCGCAAAGGGGGCTTCACGCAATTGTCCAGACACTCTGAATGTGACAAAATCAGAATACAATTGTCTCAAACGAGTGTGTCTATCTTGTAAAACACGCTTTTCCCACGTATTTTGACAAGATTTTAAGAGAGTAGTACTGGTTTCAATAGTCTGATCCAACAACAAAGAATAATCGTTTTCAGACAAACCATGCAATCTCTCCAAATTGCCTGACTTAACAGAACCAGCAAGCTCTAAGACTTTAAAATAATTATCTTCGAATTGCTTAGTTTCGTCGTCAGAAAAGAAGAGTGGACTCAATGATCCACTCTTAAAGCACCTGTAACCTCCTTCAATGAAAGCACCAATTGTTTCCAACACGGCTTCAATGAAATCAGTAGCAGTTGCATGCGATTTGTGTAGGGGTGGAGAAAATAATTTAACTCCTTTCACTGTCCACTCAAAGGATGACATCTTACACATCCCAAGAGCAACACAAACGCTAATTAAATTGGAAACTTTCAAGAAACCAGGATGATTTCTAACAGATTTCCAATTACTAGAAATGGCTTCAAATACAGTATGCCATCCAGAGGACTCACCTCCAGATTGACATTCAAATACTTTAAGACCTAACACCTCATCTAAGTATGTCAACAAAACACGAACTAC